TTGCAGAAGAGAGAGCAGGGATTTGATAGAAGATGATTCCTCCAAGGTCTTTGGATTCTTCATGATGCTTATCACCTGTAAATATATAGAAGTGGTCACAAGAGCTCCATTGGTCTTTAAATCCATGAGGAAACATTTTTGCCAGTTTATCTGGCTTGATAGCATCACCATGATTGAACATCATTGCAGTGTTATCATATTTAACATATTTTGTACATTCTGTAGAAGTATCAAATACTAAACCTGATTCATTCCTATAATATGTCTGAAGCCAGTTTATAAGATGCCATCCTACATATTCATCGTGATTTCCCTGCACATATTTAACATGTACATTATCACAATATGTTAAAAGGAGATTTAGCATTTGTGTTTCATAATCACAAATCATTTGAAAAGCTCCGTGATATGAGTGTATATTCTGTTGAGGAGTTCCTTTTGTTGTAGCAGAATTCCATTCACTATTAAACTCATCACTTCCTATGATATATATGATTTGGTCTATTGTATTGGATAATTGTGCCTGTCTGATGATTGTTTGCACCTTATCAAATACTTTTTTACATCTACTATCAATATCATTATTGCCATATATATCCAGCTTGTTTATATGCTCATCTTGTTTATTAATAACTAAACAAGCATTTGGATTAGGTTTTAAATCATCTGTACATGCAAATTTTTTTACTTCGGAAGATGGCTTATATTCAGCCAGGAATTCCATGAACTTATCCTGGAATATATTATCGGCTTTCTTTAAGGACATCCAAGCTTTCACTTGCCAATGAGGATTTCCACCATTTCCCCAATAGTTTTGCACATATCTAGTTATTTCCCATTTTTCAGTATCAATCTTACATTGCTCAATAAGTTCCTCTAAATTATGCACTTCTGTAGGAACATTAAATGTAGCTGTAGCCTGCCCTGTTTTGACATTTTCATCAAATGATGTCATTGTAGGTGTGTCACACTCCTCTGGAGTTAATTGGTATTGTCTTAAATCTTCTGGTACATTTGATGGTGTATTCCTTAATTCCTTTAATAGGTCTTCCACCTCTTCTATTGAAACCCCAAGCCTTTCAGCATAAAATGCTTTAGACTTCTTTTGCTTTAATAAATTCCTTAATTGCTCAAGCGTATTATCCATTAATAATGGTTTAATTTAAAAATAGAGCCTTTAATTGGCGAATTTAGTACTTTTTTTACTAATAGCCAAAAAAGACTTTGTAAAAATAAAAAATAATTTAATTCGTTATGTTATATTTTATCAAATCTAATCTATTTAGTTATGCCTAGATACACCGCTGTTTATACCCTTCAAGAGCTTGAATTCTTGAAATTGGTTTTACAGCCTTTTAGTTAGGCCCACAGCTCACCTAGAATTCCCCACTACCCTATGGGAGGATGTATACGCTTTACTAGCTTGAAGGGAGTTGTTGTCACAGCGAAGACAGAGCAACATTTTATATACACCTGTCACTAGGAACCCAAGGCTTTAGTCCAACTTTTCCCAGCTATTCTAAGAGCTCTTTTTTATTATTTGAGGAGTAAAAAAGGGAATAAAAAAACCTCAGAATTCCTTGCTGGAGGCAGTCTGTAATGAATACAGACTCTAGGAAACTGAGGTGTGGGAAGTTTCATTACTGGTGTAAGAGGAGTTACTTCGCCTAATATTTTAGAAAGGTTTGCTTATTTTCCTCAGTTTCTGCCTCCAGATAGAAACTTATACAATATTACGACGAGAAATGATGCAGAACAAATATTTACTGTTAATTAATTGTTAAGGAGTTGTAACTGTCACTGTAACAGGATCTGAATATCTACCTCCTCCACAAGAATTACAAATTGTGGTGTATTCCACTTGCAAAGTACTTGCAGACGGAAGTGTGAAGTCATACGGTAGATCATTATATGAAGGATAGGTTGTTAAATATGTATATGGGCCTGCTGAGCCAGAAAGTCTATACCCTATCCTTAGCGATGTACCAAAAGGAATACTCATTGCACCTGTAGAAACGTTATTAGGCATTTGTTATTATTATTTATTAACATTCTATTGTTGACTGTGTAACACGCTGAACGCATATATAGCTACCTGAGCCTCCGGCAGTGTCAAGAAAATATCCAACTGGGCAAGTGGCAATATCTATATGTTCCCCTATATAATCAGATGTTTTGAAAAGTATATCCAAAGAGGCATCTGATGTAGCCGATGATAGCTGAGTTTGATTGTTATTATAAATAGCAGCTGCAAAAGCATCATTTACAGAACCATCGCCCACAGCTCTGAAGTTAAAGTAGCTTATTCCAGAAGGAATATTCACAGGAACTACATGCCAATAATAGAAATTATCAAAAGAAAAAGAACTGTCTCTATCCACTATTGTTATTCCATTAACATCCAATCTGAATGTATTATCTCCACCCATCCCCACATATACAGTTTTTGCCACAGATGAACTTATTTGCACTGTTATCTGTAATACCTGTCCTGCTGTTAAAGGGTCTTTTGTTCCATTGCAGTCTGTATCTACCCATATTCCTTCTCTATTCATTGGCCCCGTTGAAGAACTATTGCTCTTCCATTGAGTAACAGTTGATAGGGATGTGTAGCTACCAGCTAGGTCAGTTCCAAAGCCAGGATTGTATATTCTTGTGCCTATGGAGGTATACTCTATTCTCTGGGATGGGGCTAGACATATATCACTTTGTATTACTGTAGGAGCAGTTGTATTAATTTTGTAACAATAACTCTCATCTGGTGATAATGTATATCCTGGGTTACAGCAATTTCCTGATTGTGTAGTTAGTTGGTAGTATGCATATGTTGGAAAGCATTTATTACTCTCTGATGCCACTCTTATATCATATACTATCCCAGTTTCTAATACCAAATCATAATATGTATTCAACGTAGGATTACCAGAAGTGGATGGAAAAATCCAATCACCATCTCGATGTTCTCTATAGCTTATAGTATATCCAAAACTACCAGGAACTGGATCCCATGTTAGTCTATATGTTATTTCAGCCATTAATGATTAGTTAGAAATTATGGAACTGTGGTGGTTGTTGTTGTTGTGGTGGTAGTAGTTGTGGTTGTAATCAATGTCACCTGTACATTTGTAGGAGGAGCACAAGGAGAAGGACATCCTGCAATTTTAGAACAGAATAAGTCATATAAATCACTATCTATATCTAACTGATTAAGAAGTGCTGTAAACAGTACTGACAAATCTACCTGTGGAAGAATTTGTAACTGTTCATCACCACTATCATAGTTAGGAGTAATAGTAATTCCACTTTGAGAACCACCAGCTATTTTATCAGATAAAAATCCTGGAGAAGTATCAGAGGTGTCAGCTTTTACCTCATAACTATCAGCTGTTCCTGATGCGGAAATCTCTAAATCTGTTCCATTATTTGTAAGAGTGATGCCTGTACCAGCAGTTAACTTACTTACAAGTGTACCTGGACTATTATCACTACCATCAACTGCTACCAATCTATCCTGATTAATAGGAGTGGCAAGCGCCACTGTTATGCCCTGACATGCATCTCCACCATCTGTAGCAGTAACAACAAAATCCCCACTGTCAAATGTTACGAAATTTTGCTGAAGAGCACTCACCTTTGTCACTACAGTTTGAAAAGCAGCTTGTAATGTAGTGGCAGTATCATCAAGACACCCCCAGCTTATTGAAGATGAATCAAATACATCTGTAGAACATAGTCTGTCTGTTATTAGGGTTATTGTCTCCACTAAACTATCTGTTGCTCCTCCAGCAAGACAATTAGATGAATTATCAAATGTTGGAAGTGATGAAGAAGTGGAGTTAACCTGGCATATCTGATCCGCAAGAAGTGTAAACCCTTCTGCAATTGTTAATGGTGGTGAGCTAACAGTGAAACAACTATCCCACACCACTGTAGATAAATCAAATTTAGCATCTATCTGTGAGAATTTTGTACAGTATTTATTCAACACCTGTGTAAGAGTATCAGCACTTGTTACAGATGCAGAGGCGCATGTAATTGCAGGATTCTCTATAGCTAAAAAACGTGTGTTAACTGTTCCCTGATATGCTGGGAATGTTGTATCTGTAAATGTATCAAGATCTGTTCTTATTTCACACGCATATCCTGTAATAGCATCTACAAATTCTGATTCCTCTGTTATGCTACTACCAAACCATGTTGTCAAACAATGAAACTGATAGGTGGAGTAATCTCCTACAATTGAACATATCTGTTCATCTATCTTCTGTAGTGCCACTTCTACACTATCATCTGTAGCTATTCCTGAACATGTAAGAGCAGGGCCAGCATAAAATACACATTTAGATGACATTGTATTATTTCCACATTCTGTTGCACAATCTGAGCAATTAGGATTGTAGAAATACTGTATTGAATATGTTGTTACAGGACTATTTGATGTTCCGCAAGACATTTATTAAATATTTTATTTTGTTATTTAGCTGGGTATATATATCATGAAATAACACCCAAATACAGGCGATAGGTTATTATGTGCTTGTCCTCCACCTACACTATTTATAGATATTCCTGTAGTTGACTTTAGTGTTTTCTGACTACCAGATGAAGCAAAAAGATTATAATTATTGTCATCACCAGCATCGGCAAAATGTCCTCCCATCGAGTGGTCATGCCCAGGGTCTGTTATAGTGTGTGTATGAGGAGCTTCTTCAGCTATTGTAAGAGTATGTGTATATGATCCAAGTTTTTGCTTATTTGCAAGTGTATAGCCTGAATTAGCTGCGAGAGCAGGGTTTACAGTATTGTCCATCCCAGATGTAGGCACTCCACTATTAACCCCCATAGGACTTCTACCTCTACTATCAGGCAGCGTAAAGCCATTTACACTTTGTCCTAAGCATAAATACACCTTATCATATCCTGCTGATGCCAATCCCTTTCCTGTGCTATCAAATACACTAAGTGGGCCAACATAAGGAATTGGAGAATATTTTGGCATTTTTGTATATTCCTGTACAACGCCTGGTGTAGTGGAAGCTAAACATGCTGTCACTAAAGAACATAATTCACTTTTCTTTACATACCCACTATTAATTGTATTAACTGTTGTGTTTATGCTGTTAACAAGAGTGTTTATATCACATAGTTTTGCCACTGCTGCCTTTAATATATCATCCCTTGATGGGGTTGTTGGTAGTGTTAAACAAGAAGCAGATATTGATATTGGAGCATCTACTATTTCCTGTATATCTGTTACATCTGTATACAGCATACAAACAGCAGTTACTAATGCTTTTATTACATTTTCTACTGTTAGGTCTTGTGAAGACATTATATCATTGAAGAAGGTGCAGGCTGTACCCACACTATCTAATGTTATATCTTTCCCGCTAAATGTTCCATCTAAGCTATTTATAATTTGGGTTAATACACTGTATAAACTATCCCCTTGTTCAATAGATAGAGCAGTGTTATCCTCTCCTGTATACTGGACACATTTATCAGATGTGGTTCCTTTTATACAATTATCGTAGCAATTTTGACAAGCCATTATTATTTGTTTATTAAATTTGTCACTTTAGAAATTATATCCTGACTTTCTATAGAAGAACAGGGGTATGTGCCATTTATCACTCTTTTTTCAAGAATGTTCTTATATCTGATGAGATCTTTGTATACACTTTCATTAAAATATAATTCTGTGTTGTATACATCATTCATCCATTTATTTCTTATCCTCTTGTATAGATTGTCGTCCAGCTTGCACAAGAGATCTTTCATACTCTGGCAGTCCTGGCATTCTGTTAGAAAGTTCATTTTGTTGCTTTTTTAAGAATTCCTGCTCACATTGAGCATTACAATACTTTTTCTTATACATTCCGCATGAGCAGTTATGAGATGCTTGACAATTTGCACAAAGAGGCATAGTATATTAGTTTAACAGTTACAGCCACTTGAAGAGAGAAATGCATCTAGCATTTTTCTAGCTTTATTATATAATTCAGTGGCTTGTTTTAATGCACATTTATTAGCAGAGGCAATAGCTCCATTAATATAATATTCAATTAAATCTATTGTTTGTTTCTTCTGTTTTTTTATCTGTCCATCACATTCCATTATTTCAAGCTTGAGAAATGCCTCATCCTTATCTGCTTCTATTTGATATGTACGAAAGAATGTTTTTTCTACGAAATATTGGTTTGCCGGGTTATTTGTATATTTAATTTTATATATACCATCTGGGAGTTCTGGGTAGTTACATTCCACCATATCATTTGTATATATACCAAGAGAATAAGCATTATACACTTGTATTCCACCAGGAACAAAGCTTTGTGTGCTTGTTGGATAGCCAGGAGGTGTAATTTGTATTGTAGGAACAGCAGCATTCCACCCAGCAGGATATATAGTGGCATCACCTATAGCCATAGTTTTTGGATTGTAGGTGGGCATCATTAATAAGTCAAATATAGGTGTAGTACTTGCCATTTTATAAATTTACATATTTTGTATCATCAACAAAATCTCTTTTATTATATTTATCCAACAACTGTTTTTCTGTATACCCAAATGTTTTCTGGAAGTGTGGGTAGTCCTTTATTGATTTCCAGTCTCCTCCCCATTCCCATCCAGCATCTTTGAATATTTTTTGCACCTTCTTATGATTTGGCCCAACAAGCCAAGATTTATCTTCTTTATATACATATTTCCCATCTTCTAGCCACAGAAAGCAGAAATCAATAGCTAATCCATAATTGTGATACGAATAACCTCCTGGAGCATTAGTTACCTTTTTCCCCGGCTTTGTTCTTCCTTGAGCATACAGTGCATTTTGTTCATCAATAGTTCTTAATCCTTGAACAATTCTAATTGCCAGATTATCATCTATAACATATTCCGCATTATTCATTAAAGCCATCACCTCATCTCTAACCTTTGGATGTAAAAGCTGTATCCTCTTATTTGAAATTTCGTCCTTCATGTGTATATAGTGTATAAAAGAAAAGAGAGAATAGAGGTGAGTGTATCACATCCATCCTCTCTTGAGCAAATTAAATATGTTTTCTTCTTTTGTTCTCTACTCTATTACGGAATTAATGTAGTAGTGGTAGAAGTAGTTGTAGAAGTTGTAGAAGTTGTAGTGGTAGTAGTTGTAATAGTTGCACCACTTTCATCTGTAGGCGTACCTAAATAAGCAGCCAGTACAGTGTTTAAACCACTTGACAGAGAACCAGAAGGAACTGCAATCATTACTGTAGCATCTGTCTTATAGCTGGGGCTCCATGATAAATCATCATCCAAAGGATCAAATATAATCACATACAAATCATATACAGTACCAGCAGTTACATAATCCTCAAACTTTTGGTTGTATTGAGATAGTTGAAAGAGATGTTTGAAATCACTCTGGTAGCTATAGTAATCTATTTGCATTTGAGCTACTTCATCAGATGTCAATCGTGGGAATGAGCTACGTTGTACAAGTGTGGCTACTCCAGCCTGCTCACAGCGATCATACACGATATAATCCACCGTAACATCAGGATTTTTATATACCCAGCCTCTGAAATAAATTCTATCCATTTGCCAAGGTTCCAAAGCCACATTACAGAATTTGCTATAAGAGCTTAATGGTTGACCTTCTGCACGAAGAACAGCATCAGCACCAGTACCTATTTTTGTAAATGACCAAAAGGTGTCAATTTTCAAACCAGCTGGGCTTGTAGTAACAGCATCTTCCTGTGCAATTTTCTGCAAGAATAAGTCAATCAATGCTTCATTATCTACAGTGGCACAAGGGTCTGCTCCACAGTCACAACAAGGAGTTTGTATAGTGATAGACCGTGTAAATCCATTGAAAGATATAGTGTCTAAGTAATAAGAGTGTCCACGAAGGGTAAGAGTAATTGATTCATCGCAGCCAGCTGAGAAATCTGAAAAATCCCAAATCTCATTAGCAGCTGTGCCACTACCTGTAACTTTATACCATTTCTTTACTTTTGTGGATTTAATCTTGTCACTCCTTTTGGTGCCAAGCTTTAGCGCAGGTCTTCCCTGAACTGCCTGTATGTATGTAGCAGTGCCGATATTACCTGCTGTAGCAGCAGTCATGCTATCATCTTTTGTGATACCAAATTGTCCATCTGTCAAGCTTTCAATTGAGCCTGTTGTAGGAAGAGTATTACCCACTGGTACTACAAATAGTGTTCTTAAAGAGAAATCAGCCATTTTATTTTGTTATTTTTTATTATTAATTATTTATCCTTGATTTTCAGCATTCATTTTTGTCATGGCTCCCTGAGCTGCCGAATTATTTTCTGTATACAACCCAAGATCAAAATACACCATATCAAGTAGTTCGTCCTCTAAGTAATCTTCTAATTCACAATCTTGATTTACACTGTCTGTTCCATCAAAATGTATATATCCTTCTTTGTCTATTGATTTAGGATACCTTATATAAGAAAGGTACAAAGTGGAAGGAATAAAAGTTCCATCTGTATACACATGTAGCTCATCCGAGCTAATATCAATGATAGTTTCCTGATATTCAAAACTTGGCTTGTAGTTTGTATTGTTTAAAAGAAGAGGAATATCTGCGTGTCTGACTAAATCTGGATTACAATACACCACTCTGTCTTTACACTGTCCTTTTGATGCCACTATATATGCATCAACATAGAACATAAATTTTGGAGTTACATCGGCTACCTTTGCTATCCATCTATTTAATTTAACATCGGATTTAGTAAGTGTCAGAGGATGATCCTCTGTATTCTCAACTAAAAACTGTAAATCTTGGTATCTGCGTTTATTACTATCAAATCCTATTGGAAATCCACTCACTTTTTTCTTAATCAGTTTTATCTGATTTTCATTTAGTGCAAGAATTTTATCCTCCAACTGAATTTGCTGATTAGTGTTGGTAGCTACCTTGTTAAGTCTTTGGTCAATCTTATACAATAGGCTATCTACAGAAATCATTATAGAGCAGCTATTTTTTTACTTTTCACTCTCTTTTCAAGAGCTAATAGTTCTTTTTGTTTATCTAAAAGGTTATTTACCAATTCATCTTTTGTAGAGGCAATCACTTCATTCCCTTCCATTACCACATCACCCTTTGTCCTGTATATATTATGTCGAATTGCTTCTTCAACAAGATCTTTGGTATAAAGTCTATCATCTGATAGAGCTAGAATTTCATTAAAGACATTTATTGTATTCTTGCCCTCATGAGCACTTCCCTTTTCAAATTCTGGTTTTTTAAGGAAATTATCTACAATATTATAAATTGCTTCTTCTTTAGTTTCATCTGTAACAGGAAGTCCTAACAATCTAGCCACCTGTCTGCGTTTAGTAGGTGTGAGAGCTTCAAAGTCTACAATAGCTTTATTAATTAGTTTCTTTTTACTGTACACCACCCTATTTTCAGCTTCATCATCTGCTATATAGTATTGGCAATCTCTACATTGTCCAAGTCTTATAGCTTCACCTGATTTTGCAATTTCTGGATGCACTCTCAACCATGCATATGTAAGAAGGTCATCAACATTATCCAAATTCAGAATTACATCACCATTTGATAATTTAACAGGATTCACTTTAATTTCTTCTTCAGAATAAGCCTGCCAAACCTTACTCCTGTTACTAAAATCAGTTTGTGGAAATATGCCTTGTAATTCTTCAAGAATTTCTTCTATTAGTTTTTTCTCTGCTTCTTGTTCTTCTGGGGGAAGAGCTTTAATATAATTAGCATTAACATCAACACCAGTTCTATATCTACCATCCACCTCCCTTTTAGGAGTGATTGTCTTCTTAGTTCCTGGGCTGCGTATATAGCCATGATTTGCCAGAGATTTCTCCTGTGTGTTCATAGGAGTACCACTAAAGTCTTTCTTGTAAGGACTAATCTTTACTATCTTCTTCATATGTAGTTTAAATTTAAAGTGTTTCCACTGTTGCAGAATATTAGCATCGAAGCTCACAGCTAGCCTGTATTCTGTTTTATAATTTTGAGAGAAGGAGCTAAGGAGTGAAGGGAAGCTCCTTTCTCTCGGAGGGATTTATTATACGTAAGGGATTTCCTCAATCAACACTGTACGTGACATATCTTCAATAAACACATCACAACGGTCTTTCATTACAAGTGTATAGCTATCGTTCTTATGAGCCATTGAGTGACCCTGAGAAGCATATGCACCTAAGTGTGAACGTAAGCCATCTACATAACCCCATATCATGTTAGGACGATTAGCCCTACGCACTTCACGGATGTTGTTCATCAAACCACCATCAGCACCTGGAGATACATCGAATACAAAGAATACCGGAGTAGACTTTTTATTCTGACCAAATTCCACATTTGTCTGAGGAAGATCTAATTCAGTAAGGTGAACCACCTGTACCTGACCTGTTTCCTGAGTAATGAAGGATTCAAAAGCATAGTTAAGGACTAAATTCTGACCAGAGCCCTGAATAAATTTATCAGAGGAGCCAGCATTAAATTGCAAACCATCAGAAAGAGCTGAATTTTTAATTGCATTACGGAATGCTGCAATACCAGCCTCATTTGTATATAATTTTACCCTGCGTTCACCCATTGATACACGTCTGTAGAATAAATCTCCAAACACTGTACGGAGTAAGTTTACTGACAACTCACCTCTATTATAGGGTACATAGTTACCAGAATGACGCATTCTGTGATATATACCAGCAGACACTTTTTTAAGTTCTTGTTTGCTACCATAAGTGCGTACAAATCCTGGCTGAGCCCAGAACATTCTATTGGTTTTTAATTCCAACATTTCTTTCCTCATAAGGAATTCAATAAATGGTTCCCAACGAATGTCATTTCTGCTCTGGATTTTACCATTGCGAACATTTGCATAGTAGATTAAATCCATTGGTCTGCCTTGAGCATCTGTACCCTGAATACGCTTATCATCTGCCCAACCTGTAATTGTATGCTCTTTACCATATTCTGATCCAAGAGTTTCATACATATCCAGCATTGAGGCTAATTTATCCAAACCAAGATATTCAGTATCGAATTCACCAATTGTAGCATTTATCACTTCCACTTCAACACCTGGAACCAGGTATTGCATATTTACAGAAGTGGCAGAAGGATTGTCTGTTACAAGTATGCATTTATTCACCCAGCTTCTTGCACCGTAAGGAATAGGATCACTTACAAGGGCAATTTGTTGTCCATGCTGGCGGCTACCAATACTAACAATGGTGTTCATAGCTAATTCCCTGTCAAATACCACTTCAAACAGCTTTCCATCTATACCTACATTTGTCTGAGATGTAGTGGAAGCAGGAACATCTACTATTTTAGGAAACTGATAAGGAGTTTCTATATTCCATCTCCAGCTATCACTCATACCATCAACATAGAATGGAGTGGATTTATCTAACATTTGCAGGAAGTCATTCTTATACATGCTTGACTGCGTGTATAAAGATATGATTTTCTTGTCATAGTCAGTTGGGTAATGACGGTGGAAAGATTCCAAGTGGTTGCTATCAGTAAATTTACCAATTGTGCGACCATCCATCTGGCTAATCCTACCAGCGTATAAACCTGTAAAACCAGGAGCAAATTGTAATGCCATTTTATTTTACTTATTTTTATTATTATTATAACGTCCAAGGGCTTACTGCCTCTATGGATTTCTTTTTGCTTGTATTTGTCACTCCTGTTTTCTTCCTAATAACCAAATCCTTAAATACATTGTTAGATGCATTACTCACTCCTTTTTTCTGGATCTTTGAAAAATCAAAGTTGTCCATAAATAATAGAGCAAGTTTTATTCTGTTTTGTAAGTTTTCTGGTTTTTTACTGTTTAGGATGGCTACATCAAATTCAGTGAGCTTATCACCAGTAGCCTTTGAAGTGTACTTCTTTGTATATAGAAAATCGAAAGCTTTCTGTACTCTTTCCTGTGAAAGAGGGATACCATCAATTTCTTTTTCTTTTAGTTTTTCTTGCAGAATTTTTGTAATAGCCCCCTTATATTGTGCATCTGCCTGTTCTTCTGCTAATTGTTTTTGCTTATTAGCTTCTTCTTTATCTAATAGAGCTTGTTTATCCTGCTCTACTAGTTGTGGATGTAAATCCTCTGCTTCTGATTGTAATTCTGCTAAATCCTTCAATCTTTGAATTCTTTTTGCAATCTTATCCTCTGGTAGTTTTTGCCTTTTTAGATATTCTCTTACAATCATCTCCTGATGAGCTTCATCTTCAGGATTTAAGGATTCCACTTCCTGTAATTGTGTATATGCCTGGAAATATTCTTTTGGATTAACTCCATTTTGAAATATAGCCTGGAATACTCGTACACCTTCTTCGCCATGTCGGTTCATTAAAAAGTTGTACAGCGAAGTGTCTAAAGCTTTTGCCTTTTGTTCTTCCCAAACAGCTTTCAACTGCTCTGGAGTTTTTGGTAATCTGTATACAGGATTTCCTTCTTCATCCTCATCTGCTTCAAATATTCCAAGTTCATATAATCCCTTGGTCATAGCTTCAAAATCAGAGAGTTCTTCTTCTTCATCATCATCATTCTCATCATTCCCATCGTCTGCATCTTCTTCAGTATCTGTGATTTCTTCATCTTCTTCTATAGATTCCTCAGCAGCAGCTTGCTTTTTGGTAGTTTTCTTTTCTTCTCCAAATAAAGAATCCGTAGCTTCATCATCAGAAAGAACAACTTCCTCTTCCTCTTTTTCTTCTTCTTCCTTTTCTCCTTCTTTACCAGCTGTGGGTTTTGCAGGAGTAGGTTTTGTTTTAGGCGGTTGAGGTTTTTCTTTACCATCATCATCAAGACCGCCAAATAAATCTTCATTTATTTCGTCTAATTGCTGAATAGAAGTACCCTGTATTCCAAAATCAAAAGGCATATTTAGTTAATTTAGTGTAAATTTATATACGATATTTTTAATAACCAAGAGAATTATATTATTTTTGAATGGTATGCTGTATATATAGCATTAATCATCTTCTTCATCCTCAGTGGCTTGTTCTTCAATATATGGTTCTGATAGATCCAAGTCTTTTTCTTTGTTTTCCCCCCATAATGAATATAATTTGTCAATCGGCTCTGCTACAAGAAATAGCTTACCATCTGACATTTCCATAATAGTTTTATTTTGAGTAAATTCTGTTAATTCATATATGTACTGTGTGTCAATCACCTTAAATCGCCAAGCCCACTCTGGGTTTTTATACACTCTTCCCATAGAGTCATTATCCCATTCCAAATCCTCTTCAGATATTAGCTTCACCTTTATTTTCACTTTTATCAGTCCCATATATACAATTATTTTTTAGAAGGAGGTTTAGGCTTATTAGCCATTTTCCTTCTTATTTTAATCTCTTCATCTTTTTGTTGTGCAGCCTTTTTAGCCATTTCATTATCCACCTTCTGCTGTTTCTGTTTAGCTTGGAATTCCTGCATTTGTAAAGACAGTTGTTTATTTTCCAAATCCCTTTTAGCTATACTCTCCTGAAGTTTTAATTGATGATTAGCTACATCCATTATATCAGGTACTCCATTTCCATCAGCATCTGTAGACGGAGCCTGGAAATATGTAGATATTTCAGCTTTTGCCAAATCTGTATTAGCCTTAACATCTGCTACATATTTATCCATAGCCATTTCATCATCATGGAATCTCTCTTTCTGCTCCATTTCAGCCTGTTTAAGCTGTCCTTCCTGCTCAAGTTTAGATTGCTCAAGCTGCTGGGTTTGCTGTTGATATTCCTGTTGTCTTTTTTGTAATTCTTTAAATACTCCCTGCATTTGTCGTAAGGAGTTTGTTGTAAAAAGTTGGCTCACCTCATATAAAGAAGCTCCATTCTGTATAGCGGCTTGTGATAATTGTCTGAATTCTTGGAATAATTGCTGATCTTCTGGTCTGCTTGTTACAAGTACTTTTAAATCTCTTAGAGAAATATCTTCTCCAGTCACTTGTATAAACACATTCTCTCCCTGATTAGTAATATAATTTACAGTGGAAAGAGGTTTATGACTTTCTACATATTTTGCGGCATCAAGGATAGCCTGAAAGAATTGATTAATAACATAATCATGAGCAGCGAAATAAGGTTCTGTTTGTGCAAACGACTGAGATAGGGCATTTTGATTAGCTGTAGCTGTTTCTGTTGCAAGAGGAGCTCCCAGCCTTTGTCTATTCATACCCACAAGCTGCCAAGCCATTTCCTGAAGTTGTACAGCTAAATTCAGTCTACTTTGCAGTTCCTGAGTTCTGGTCAAATCCATATTTCTAGCTACACTTGTATTTTGCACCTGCCCTTTGGTATTTTCAGGGCTATCGTCATCAAATACTATACCCCTGCTTCTTGCTTCTTCTTCCCATGCATCCAGAGCATCCTGACTATCACCATCTTTTGGTTTTGGTATCCTTCTTATATTTATAACTCCAACATTACCTATTTCTTTTTCAAGAATTTCATAAAGCTGATTCATCACTACATTGAATAACACTTGTAGTGGTTTCATCATATCTACAAGAGACTTTGCTTCTGTGTTTTTAGCTTCAAATACAAGTCCTATTATTGGGCAATAATCTAATATCTTTAGTGGCTTGACATGATATATATCTGGGCCTATTTTAATTCCTTGATACCATTGGTTAACCCATCCCCATTCTATTGACACTTCCCCAGGGCTCCCTTCCTTATAAGTTTCGTCTACAAGAGTATTTTGCTCTATCCCCTCTTCATCTATATATGTAAGGTTACCTATTTTCTTTTTGCTATTCCAATAGGCTCTCACTACAGTGTATTTATATCCAAAGGAGAATTGGTTGCTTCCCCCAATAAACCTTTTTAAATCATCAACATTTTCAGCTCCTATCTGACTTTCCATGAACATTCTTTCCTGCCATATTAACGGATGGTAGGTGTCATACTGGATACTGTCAATACCAGTTTTATCTCCAAATAAATTAGATTCTCTTCCGGCAAGCAGCACTGAGTTTTGTACCCCCTTCTTCAGGTGTTCTATCTCTTCAAGCGTAAGCTCCGGCACTTCGTCTATAAGTTCAGATATTTCCTTAACATATATAGTGCCTGCACAATAGGGCACTCCTGCTTCTCCAGAAACTGCCGATGTATATTTTGTATCAGGAGTAGATTTCATCCATACATTCTTTGGATTCTCCACTCTTGTATTAAATCCTAACTTTGAATTATCTTCAAATACATGAAAATATTCTCTTGCACAAACAAGTAGGTCTCTAAATGCATCTTCACTTTTATCCTTTACATTAAATGCAGCTTTTAAAGCAGTGAGCATGTGGTTGCCCCACCTTTCTGCAAGAGATGTATATTCAGTGATGAGATCTTTAACACTGTCAAAGGTCATTTCCTGAAGCTGCTCATCTGTTAGGGATGAGACATCTTCTCCCTGTATAGCCAGCTTGTTAATAAGAATATTCCTGGCATTTTGTAAAATATACTGCTGTACAATATCAGTTTTATATTCCAATTCCTCAGCTCTGCTATCATCATCAAATGCCCTCACCCTATGCACATCTGGTCTTTTGGTTTGCTCACCAATCATTGCATTTAATGGCTGGTTGATAATAGAATAATGTTTTACATATGAAGGAAGTTCGTCCTCCATTTGCAGAGTGTCAAAAAAATCTCTCATTATAGGATTATCCTGATAGAAATCCTTCCTTGTTAAAATTCCCTTTAACAAATTATAATTTGGGGTGATGGTGTGCTGATGTTGCCAATATTGAGTATAAGCCATATTAGCAAAATAGTCCATTGTATTTTTTATATAGCTTGTATCTTCCAATTTTGTTTTTTCATCAACAAAGGGATTGGGATAGTTGTTAAGATAGGAATACCCTACTAAAACATCATTATCAGCTGTACGTATTATCATTTTGTGCTGGAGAACATTCTCCGTTTTCTATTTTTAAACAATTTTGTTTCAGATGGAAATAACCTTCCTCCTTTTATTGCACCATGTTTAAATAAAGACTTTATTCTTGGGTCTTCTTCACCTCCAATTTTCCCAATAATTGGATCCATTTTATTTGCCTGGGCTATCGCAAGCTCTACAGCAATAATACGGTCAAAGTTCCCTTCTTCATTATGTTTAATAGTTTCTTCAAGAGTGAGATAGTCCAACACCCTTACTACCCCCAGAGTTTCAGAAATAACAGAGCCACTCTCATCTTTCTGTCTCTCTATCACTTCCTCTGTATATTTCTTCCATGTACCATGCAAAAAATCCCTCACTTTCTCTGAAGAGCGGGATAATCCAAAATCTCTGTTTTGAGTAGTGTTAGGAACTATTTCTTTAAGCCACTGTGGTTGCTGCTCAAGATAATGACTATCTCCCTTTGCAATCATATAGTCTATAAAGGAATATTCATCATTTTCACAAAGGGTGCGAGCATTATACCATTTAATTAGTAGTCTTGCCTGTTCTTCCCAATCCTCTTTTCTATCAGGACGTGCGGCAAACATAGCCACTATCATATTTTGGTAGTATTCTGAATTTATTTCATGCATCCGCTTGTATATACATACAACACCCAGAGAATCTGAATAAGCAGATTTCCCCTGACGATAGGGGTCAACACCTGCTGTATATAGTCCATATGGGGCATCTTCTATTGGAAATTCATATATAATTATGGGAGCATCCTTACTTTCATTTGTTTTCATTGGAAAGCTTGTTATTGGTAGCTTATCTGAAAACATGTGCTTAATTCTCTTACCATCATGGTAGAGTTCTACAGGTGTGCCTAAAAATCCCCTACCTGTAGCTTCTGCTGTTGCAGCCATTTGTTCTTTCAGCCTTTTTTGTTGTGCTTTACATAAAGGCTGATTAAATATATTGTCTCCCTGAGACATAAAACATTCCTCTGGGGTGAGAGGGTGATACATTATCACTTTTAAATACTCTGTCTTATCAGGGTCTTTAGCTTTGTCAATTCTCTCTTTATTAATAACTTCCAATGCCTTTTCTTCATCTGCCACCTTCATTGGAATTTTACAAAGCTCTGTAATATCAGAAGGTTCCTGTAATTTTCCTTTTGCTATAAGCCAATCCCCCAATGTCGTATCATATTTACAATCCTGCCTATATATACCAGACATAAATAAACATGTCTTTTTCCCTGTCTGTTCATCATAAAACCCAAGGAAATTATTAGCATCTGGATTTTCAAAGAACCTCTGTGCATCTGCTCCATTATCAAAGCTACCTCCTGTCCCAACAAGGATGGGAATTGTCCTCCACCCAAACTCTGAAAGGAAGGCTGGTTTAGCAGCTTCAAATACTTGCCCAAACAAATATTTCCCCACTTCATCCATTACATAACTTTTGGCAGTGGTACCAGCAGCAGTTTCAGTGTTATTACCATCATCAGCATTGCGTATAATCAAATAAGACCAAATATCATCATCACTATTGCGCTTTTTATATCCAAGCTTCACCATTGGTTTTCTCCAATCCTTATCTATTCTTGGAATAGCAAGCCCTTCCCACATATTCTTTAAACCAAAATCCACCTTATCTTTAAGAAGGGTTAAATCTGGGTCATTACCTCCTACAATTACATTTTGTGTATTACGAAACAATAATGCATTATATCCTGTAATAGAAGCTTCAAATTCTGACTTACCCCCTTGACGAAGCCCCACTTCCATATATCCTTTCTTGAGAATACGGCACTGTTCTAATGCTTCTCCTC